CCGGGTTGCTGACCAAAATTTCCGATATGTACTGTGCGCTGACGTATCCTGTTTTCCCGCGAAAATCTATGCAAGCCCACCCGCCGGAAATGGATTTAACCGTGATCTGCGCTCCCCACACTAATGTCCCGATGCTGCCGTAACCGCCGCCCGGCCCGCTGCGCACATACAATCCGGTATTAGACATTACCTTATACATTTTTGCCGTTGCAACAGCCGCATGGGCGGTTATCGGCGGAGCGGAGGTGTTTACCCTGTCTGCCGCCTCAAGCGCGTCCACAAGCCAATTCTCAAGCCATATCCCGTCCCGGTCATGAATCCGTATCTGCAGATCGTCTGTTTCATCTTCCTCGTTATCGGTATAGGTAACGGATATGAGGTATTTTTCTAACGACCGGGTGATATCCACGCCCTGAAAAAAGATTTCCGCCCGCACCCGCCGCGCCTGATTGATATCGCTCATGATGCACCTCGTCATAAAAAGACGCCTTTGATCAGGCGTCTTTCATGGACTTTCATGGACTTGACAAATATGATTTTCTCGCATATAATAAGAATAGCAAGAGGAGCAGCCGTTACGGCTGGTCTAAGATGAACAGGTTAAAATGACTGCCCAACTTTGACGAGCGGGGGCAGTCATTTGCTTTTGTCCCGGACAATGATCATTAACAATAACACAATGGTTATGTACAGTATCATTTGATTCGAGTCCATCAGCCTCACCCCCTTTCGGGTGGTGAACAGCAGGACGCAAACGTCCTGCACCGCGCCGGCTCTTTCCTCTTGCTAACCGCAGCAAAATTGCTGCTGGAAAGATTCTAACAAATAAGGCTGCTTCTGTCAAGAACAGTTTTATTTTTTTACCCCGCCTTTTTTTTACCCCGCCACCAACCGCCACGGCGGCATCTCATCCACAACCCCCGGCGAAACCGCCGGCAGCTCCAGCTCGATCCCCGCCGGGAAAATATAATACGCCCGATACTGCCGGTTCAAATTCATGATTTTATCGATGTGCGCGGCATCCCCGAGCTGGGTATGGGCGATCAGATCCCACATATCTCCCTGACGGGTAATATAAGTCATCAATCGTAAACCCTCCTCGCGGTATCGTCTGCATGATCACGCATCGTCTCGATTATAATCTCCCGCAGATTTTCATTGTTTCGGTCAAATACCGCCTGCATTTCAGATGTATTCTGAGCGCCGGATATATGATACTGCGGAGAAATGGTCATATCCTCGATATTCAATCCGCCGCCGCCGCTGTTCGCCGCCACCGCCGCGCCCCTCGACTGCGCGCTGACCGCCGCCATCGCCGCCATCGCCTGCGGCGCCAGCATAGCATACTCCGTATATGCCCGGCTAACCTCCGCGTTCTCCGCCGCCGTAAGCACCCGCTCCCCTTTATGCAGCAGCGCCAGATAATTGTCCCACGGCACAAAATCCAGCCCGTCCGCATGGGAGCCGTGCAGCTTAGGCCCGCTATATTGGGGTATTTCCGGCATTTTTGCAGATAAATCGTACATAGTCAGCGCCGTCTGCGCAACACCGGCAATCTTTTTGTACGCAGCCAACACCGCCGGAAGCATCCCCTCCGCGCCGTCGATAAACCCCTGTACAGTATATTTCCCGGCTGTGACCGCTTCGGCGTTGAGATCCATCGCCGACACCGCATCCGCAAGCTCCTTGCTGATCGCCGCCATCTTTTCAGCGAAATCCGTCTCCAATTCGGCCAAACTGCCGGCGACCAACCCATGTTCCTCCTGCACCTTCTGCCAGTTGGCGACCATCTTTTTGAGATCGTCATCATTCGCTTCCGCCATCCCCGCGACCGCGTTGACGCTCTCCTTACTCCCGTCCGCGAAGCTGGTAAGCATCTCCTGCAAGCCCTCTATATCGCCCGTCCGGTCAGCCAATCCTCCGAGATTCTCGTTATAGCTCTGCCAATACTTCGCCTGGCTCTCCAACGCCGTATTGATCTCCTCCGCGCTGACAACGACAACCTCCGCCGCTTTCTCCCACAGCTGATACTGCCCGGAAATACTCTTGTAAGCGGCAACATAAGCCTCCCCGTAAGCCTTCGCTAAGTTATCCATTTCCGTCTTATAGTTATTGAGTGCGGGTTCCAGCTCGCCGATGTTTTCTTCATAAGTAGCGACCGCCCCGCTCAAGTGATCAACTATCGCTTTTTCAGCCCGCATTGAATCTGTAATATTTTTATGCGCAGCTTCAAGATCTTTCAATTCATTACCGGCGGCATCATACGCGTCGCTAACTCTTTGCATATCTTCCTTAAATGCGTTAGTGTCTCGCATAAAGGTAGAATCTTCTCGGTTCTCTTCCTTTTCCACAATGGCGTCATAATCCGCTTTCGCTTTAGTGAGCTTTTCCCTGGCAGCGTTGACGTTTTTAAGCGCATTTGCTTCATCATCTATCATACTGTTGTATCTTTGTTGTGCCGCGATCATAATCTCGAAATCTTTAGCGTTTTTCCGCCGGGCGGCCTCCGCTTCAACAACGGCTTTAACTGCATCAACACCTTTATTCAACGAATTGTCAAATTCATTAAAAGAAAGGGCAAGCTCCGGCATAGCTTTATTGAGTAAATCAACAATGCCAAGTATCTGTTGTTTAATCCCCGCGTCATCGCTCTGTAAGCCAATTAATCTATCCAGTTCATTAGCCAGATTGATAAGGCTTTGACCTTCTTTTTGAGTAGCAACAAGCGATTCATCACGCGTTTTCTTATATTCCTCGTATTCATCCATATACTTTTTGTGCGCTATCCGCGCTTCCTCCGCGGATATCTTATTGTTCTCAAACGCCGCCGTCGCGTCGTCCAGATCACGCTTCAACAGCTGCGCGTCCACCGATGTCTCGCCCATAGCGTCCTCGACCCGGTTATACTCATCCTCCAGATCCTTCATCTGATAATACTGCTCCTGCGACGCCGCAGAAAGCTCCCGTACCTCCTGCTCGGCGGATTTCTCCGCCGCCGCAAACAGCGCCAAAACCCCCGCAACCGCCGTGACCCCCAGCATAATCGGAGCGAACGACCCGGACAGCGCGATATTTATCACCTTTACCGCCTTGGCCGCCACCGTATACGCCGCCAGCGCCGCCGTAGCAAGAGCGATCGTCCCGGCGAACACCGTAATTGCCTTGACGATCTCCGGGTTATCCCGGGCGAAATCCGCCGCCCACCGGAACGCGTCCGCCCCGGCATTCGCCAAATCCTTTATCGTCGGCGTCAGCGCCTCCCCGACTGCCATCCGGAAATCGTTGCTCGCGTTGTTCATGATCTGCAGCGCCGACCGGGCATTGTCGGTTGCCGTCTTGGCCATCCCGGCCGCCGCGCCCAGCCCGTAGAACGCCCGGTCCGCCCCGTAGATAGCCTCCGACGCGTCGTCCATCTGCTTCTCAGTAGACCGAGCAACCGCCAGCATCCCCGACATGGCGTTCTGCCCGAAAATGGCCGCGGCGGCGGCGCCCTGCTGCGCCGCAGTCATATCCGAGAACCGGTCCCGCAAAATCTCGACGATCTCCGCAAAAGATTTCATTGTCCCGTCCGCGTTGGTGATGGAAATGCCGTATTCATCCATAGCCTCCGCCGCCGCTTTGGGTTCCGACACGAGCCTTGTCAAAGCCGCCCGCAGCGATGTGCCGGCCTGACTGGCCTTGACCCCGTTATTCGCCATCAGCGCCATAGCGACCGACATATCATCAATCGAAAATCCCAGCGCCGACGCCATCGGCGCCGCATATTTCAGCGTCTCGCCCAGCTGCCCGACCTCCACGTTGGCCACGTTGGTGGTCGCCGCCAGCACGTTGGCGAAATGATCGGTATCCTTCGCCGCCAGCCCGAACGCCTCAAGGCTGTCCGCGACGATCTCCGCCGTCCGCGCCAAGTCCAGCCCGGACCCCTGCGCCAGATTGACGATCCCGTTCATGCTGTCCAGCATCCGGCTGGTGTCCTCACCGGCCACCGCCATATACTTGAACGACCCGGCGATCTCCTCCGCGTTGAATACCGTCGTCCGCCCCGCTTCCCCGGCGACGGATTTCAAAATATTCATCTCCTCGGATGTAGCCCCCAATATCGCCTCTAACGACGACATCGACTTCTCGAAATCCATCGCCACCGCCGCGCTGTCCGCAAAGACATTAAAGACATCCTTCGCCGCGCCGGCGATCCCGGACGCGACAAACGCCTGACTGGCGGCGGCCAGTGATTCGTTGACCGACGCGCCCATCTTCTGCGCCGCGTCGGCCGCCTCCTCCTGCTTGCGCTTGAGATCATCGATCCTGCCGCCCAGCTCGGCGGCGGACTTTCCCATGTTATCCATATCCACGCCGGCCTCCCGCAGCGCGGCGCCCATCTGCGCCAGCTTCTGCGTCTTGGTTTCCAGCGTTTCGTTTTCCTTTTTTACCGCCGCTTCCTGATCCAGAATCCTGTTTTTCAAATCAGCAGTCGCCTCACCGGTTTTCGGCAGCTCGGCCCGTAAGTTTTCCAACTTCTCCCGGTACCGCTCCAACTTTTCCCGCGTAGCCTCCACCGCGCCCTGCTGCCGCTCATAACCGGTAATATCCTTCTGCACCTTCTGCAGCTCATTGATCTCCTTCTGCATCCCGGACAGCTGCTTCTGCGCCTCGGTAAATGCCTTGCTGTAACTCCCGCCCAGCTGCGCCTGAAGCGAAAACAGCATCTCAAATTCTTTTCTTGCACTTGCAGACATACGGATTTCACCTCTCCATCAATGCGTCATTATCATCTATCCACCCCCGCAGCTCCGTCAGCGGCAGCGACAGCCAAAAATCCACCGGTGTGTTGTTGTTCCGCGCCAGAATAAGGCAGTTTCGGCGTATCCAATGTCCGCCGTCGCCCGCCATTATTCCGGCTTTAGAAAAAAAGACCGGGCGGCCCCCTTGATCCTCTTGAAATCCTTCGATCTCATCGACTCGATCGCGTCCGATCCGATTTTTTCGGTACTACAAGCCATCGCGGCGAATTTGATAAGATACAACCCGTTGTACTCTTCAAGAATCACCGGATCGCCCATCTTGTTCATTTCCTTTTCAATGGCAAGGCATTTGCTCCCGTCGACCGATTCCCAATCAAACCGTAGCTCGCCGTATGCTTTTCCCTGCCATTCAAACGGCGTTTTGAATTTGAGAACAAAGATATCCTCCGCGTCGGCAGCCTGCCGTTCGACCTCGGCATCCTCCGCCGCGGAAGTCATCGCCTCATCCGCGAAATCAACCTCTTTTTGAACGCCATCGCTGTTTTTTATACGCATGATAAAATTTCCCCTTTATTTTTTAATAAAAATAGAATTCATTGGGTTCGGGGCTCATAATCGGGGCTCGTGCGCTGTTCGCTTGCGAACTGCTTGCGACATGCGCCTGTTCGCTGTTCGTAGTCAGGTGGAATCAACGCACAGGCGAAGTCGCGGCCCGCAGGCCGCACGAGCCCCGATTACTTCGCCTGTGCGCTGAGGCTGATTAAGTGCGTAAACCCATTGGTTTCCCAACAGTGCGTTAAAGCGAACCAAAAACGCACCGCAGGGGCGTTTTTATACTGTGTTGGTTACTGGTTTCCCGAAATTGTGTTAAAGCGCACCGCAAAAATATGTTCTCCAGTTCGCAAACTGGAGAACATATTTCTTGTGTATGTGTTGGTTACAGTCCCATTGCGCTTCTCACCGGCGCGCCGTAATCGACGCCGTTGATGAAGAAGATATAGTTGAGCGGATCGATCTCCACAACCTTCCGGCCCTCGATATAATGCGCAAAATACCGCACGGCGGCGGGAATCGCCGTATCCCGCGCGGTGGCCGGCGCGATGGTTATCCCCGACAGCCCCTTCGGAACGATAACCATCACGATCTTCTCGCCGACCGCCAGCATCGCGCCCTTCACCGTATCCTCTTTCTGGACCGCCGGACGCAGCTCGACGGTGTGCCGTACCGGCGTCCGCAGCCGCATCGAATCGGCGGACGGGGAGCGTAGGTTGATGGTCGTCTCCATCGCGTCAAACTGCCCGATGACCGGCACATCCACATCGCCCGCGATACCGGCCCCGGTCAGCTGCGCGATCTTGCTGTTGATGCTCGGCAGCACCACCGACGCCATATCCACAAACCGGTTACCGTCCTCGTACAGCATACAGTTGATGGTCGTTACTTCGTATCTCATAAGTGTTTTCCTCCCTATTTTTTTCAAAACAAAAGACGCCCCGTCCGGGACGCCTGAAATTTTGGCTTGACAAATTTCATTTTTCCGCATATAATAGTGACAGCAAGGGGACTTACCCGTTAAACGGTTACCCCCGAAAAGAAAAAGCTATGTAGCCGTACTCTTATCAGGGATGGACGGCTACCTTGCTTTTTGGGCGTTAAGTACGAACCATATACAGAGAATCACCAAACAAATGATGACCCGAATAATCCGCCTGAAACGTTCTCCCAATAGGCTTCACCTGCCTCGCTCCCGCAGACAGCGGGGATAAGGAGGGGTAACCAATCCACAGCAAGCCCCCTTGCTGTGCAAGATAAATTGTAACAAATCCTCTCCGCCATGTCAAGGCGGAGTTTTTATTATCGTATGCCTACGCCCCCGCAAACGCCGCGGCAACATATTCCGCGTCGTACTCTAAGATAAACTCGCCCAACTGGAACGGGCTGGGCGGCGTCGCGTAGAAATGCACCCGGATAATACCCTTCATCAGGTTTTCGACCGGATTCTCGTTTTCGAGTATCTCCGCCCGCGCCCCCAGCAGCGCCCCTGACCCGGACAGCGCGTTGAGCCAGACGTTGGCCTCATTGATGATACCGGACGCGATCATCGGCGTCAGCGGGCGGTCGAGTTTCGGCCAGAACCGCATGATAAGGGATTTTCCGATCCATTTGAAGGTGCGGGAAATCGGGATGAAGTATTCGGTGATATCCTCGTTGTTGACCGGATAGCTGGCGGTATAATTGCCCCACGCGGTGATTCCGTTGATGAAATTCAGCGCGGTCACAATACCGCTCTCGTTGAGCTTCTCGGTATCGGTCAGGCTCATGTTTACCTCGGACCCGTCGCCCAGCACCACCGCGTCGCAGACATACGGCTTATTCGACGGCGATTCATAGGGGATCCCGGCATTCTCGCCTTTGCGGTGCATCCCGTTATCCACCTGCGCCATCAGCCCGCAGAGATGGGTGCTCATGCGGTAAATCTTACCGCGGTTGCCTATCATCGGCCAGCAGGCGATCTGATACGGCGAGTTGACGTTGCCGGTATCCTTTTTCGTGACCGCCGCGTCCGGCGTCAACGCCCCGCCGGCCGCCGCGCTGATATCCACCACCGACATCGCTTCAAACACGTTGCTGATGTTCTCCGCCTTGACCGCCATTGCCGCCGCCACATTCGGGTCGGACGAATGGCCCGGCGCGCAGATCAGGTCCGGAATAATCCCGGTCACGGTCAGGCAATTCTCAATGTTCTCCATCCCGGCCGCCACCACCGTCCCGGTAACCCCGGCGGGATTGACCGCCTTATAGGCGATATTGAGCGTATCATCGCCCACCGCCGCGCCGTCCTCCAGCACCTCCACCGCCAGCCCGCCGGCGACATAAAACGCGTCGTAATCGGTCCCCCGGACCAGTGCCGGGCTGGAGGCATCCGGCTTGACGACCAATGTGCCGTCGTTGATCGCCTCCAGAGGCAGCAGTACCCGTCCGTTCACCACCGGCATATCGGCGGCCGCAACTGTCGTAACCATCTTGGCCGGATCCAGCAGATTACAGAAGATGGCCGGCTGGCACCGGTATAGCCGGAAATGGGTATCCATCGCCTCGCACAGATCATATTTCTCCCAGTCGTCGGAATACCCTAACCGCCCGACGATCTGGGCGAATCCGGTCCCGAGCACCACGTCGCCGGCAGCGGCGGGGTTATCCGCGCTCTGCACCGGCGCCGCGCCGATAAAAAACGGGATACTGACCGAAGTCTCATCCGTCCGCCCGCCCCGGATCGCCACCCGGATCACTTTAATTCCATGATTCATTTGGTTTTAATTCCTTTCCTGTTAAATTAATTTGGACAGCCGCTCGTACAAATTATACAACCGGCTGCCCGGCGTCTTAACCTCGACGCGCTTCTCTGACAATTTGTCGCCGTTCACAATCAGCGCGGACACATGCTGCGCGATATACGCCGGCAGCTTCAACCTCCGGGCAGCGGTCACCCTGCTCCCGTGAAAAATCCTGCCGCTCTGAATCACGCCGTGAACGGTCGGCCCCAAATAGACACAGAATCCGTCAGATTCTGTAGCGTTCGCTCCCGCCGGCGGGACGGCATTTTTCCCGGCGGATTTTCCAGCGGTCTTTTCCGGCTTTTTGCCGCCCGGCTGTTCTGCATCGCTCTCTGACGCCGGATTATCTGCAGACTGCCCGGACGTCGCCGACACATTGTTTTTTTCGGGCATTGTTATAGCCTCCTTCCTTTTTTTTCGTAAAAAAGAACGCTCTCTCAAAGCGTTCCGATTTTGTGCTTGACATTTTTGAATTGGCGTCTTATAATAATGGTAGAGGCAATGCCGTTGAACGGTTAGCCAAAAAGTTAAGTTATTATGGAAATAACCGCACTCTTGGACGGGGAGCGGTTATTTTCGTGTGTCCTTAAGTATAATTGCAATGACAATTATTATCAACAGCAAGTATACCAAATCATTTTCCACGGCTTCACCCCCTTTCAGGGGATCGGCTAACCGTCCGAGGACGTTTACGTCCTCAACGTTTCCCGCTTACGACATTGCTCTACACGCGTTACATATTAACAAATCCGCCGCATAATGTCAAGCGTCATTCCCACATCTCCGGAACCTCCCGCGGAACGCCGGGGATGCTCCACGTGCTGACCATCTCACCCGCGTAGAACGGACTGGTATCATCCGGATAAACCAGCATCTCCACCCCTTCTGTCAGATCCAGCATAAACGCCCCGCCGATAACCACAGCTTTGAGCAGCGCGATCCGCAGCCGTTCCATCAATTCCAGCAGCGACAGCGCCCCCTCCTGCTCGTCCTCGTTGTATACGCAAAAGATCGACCGCACCACCGCGAACCCGGCGCACTGTCCCCCCGGAACCTGCGAATCCTTCCCGGTGATGATCTGGTGAATAATATACGGCGCTGCCTTTTTGGCGGAGGTGCTCTTGATCAGCCGCATGGAATAAACCTCCGCCTCCCGCGGATCCGGCGTCACCCCGCCATCCTCCTTCTGCTCCTGAACCGGCAGCAGAATCCCGCTGACCGCGTCCTCGGTAAAGGTTTTCAATACCTCCAAAAATCTAACCTTTGTCATCCGCTATCAACCTCCAATCCCGGCAAGAACACGGGTAATTTCGTGCTCTATGCGCTTATCAAAAGCATCCATAATGGCATCTCCGACAAGCTGTTGTGTATCATCATCAGAAAACGCCTGGGTTGCGGCCGGACCGTATATTTGACGTATTGGGTATCTTCCTGGACCGATTCTCTCAAAAACACCAGAAAAATGCTTGTTTATTCCACTTGAAATAAATGCGTTATCAAGTGTCTTTCTGACGCTATTTCGCAATACGCGAGTAACCACACGTCCATCCTTACCGATTTTTGTGTCAAATTCCATTAACGGGATGTGGTGTCCTCTATAGCCGAAACTAACCGTATAGACCGACCCATAATCGTGTTCTGTCGTATTACTTATACCCATATAACGTCTGATCACATTTTGACCTGCCGTATACCGATCCGAAACAGCGCGCAATCCAGCCGTCCTTCCGTGTTCGAATGCTCGTTTCATTGCGCTTCCGACAGCCCTATAAAATCCGCCTTCAATACCCGCGAGAACTTTATGAGCCCGTGCAACCGCGCTATTGTCAATATCTAATACTATACCTGATATCCTGCTGGTTTTTGGCTCATACGGATTTACGCCGGTGTTATTTCTAATTTCGCGTTCCAAAGCGGCGTCATATTTTCCCTTAGACGTTCCCTTTGTCTGCCATTCATTATATTGCCGATATACGCCGCCGCCAAGATTTGTAAATCGTTTTAAATCACTCATTACTCATTAAACGCCTCCAATTCCACCTGCAGCATCCCCATTTCGCACAACGACGTGCCGACCCGGTACTCCGAAAAGAACCCGCCGCCGCCCTCCTGACTATTGATCCAGATCCGCTGTCCCTGCTCCGGCTGCCTGCCGTCGAGATCGTCAATACGGCAGTGCAGCACCCGCGTTTTCCTGAAAATCCCCTGCACATGGTCGTCCCGCAGGGCTTTCCGGTCGATCTGCCTGTCCCCGGTGATCACCACCCGGATATCCTCATAGACCTCCCCGTCATATCGGACGGTGCGCAGGTCGGCGAATTCCTCCGCGTTCATAAACACATTCAGGTTATCGCCGGCGACCGAATCCTTGAACCCGCCGCTCATATTGTCACAGGATCAGCGGCGCCGACAGGAGGCAACTCGCCATCCTCCTCGTCGCCATCCTCGCCGTCTTCATCTTCGCTGTCTTCACCGTCCGGCGCGACGCCGTAAAACTCATCTAATGCCGCGACCATAGCCGCCTTGGTCATGCCGACCGGCGTTTTAAGCCCGACAGCTTTCATCAAATCCCGTAGCACGGTCACGTTCAACGCGACGCTGTATTCCGGCTTTTCCTCACCGGGATCATCCGGCTGGATAACCGCGCCGGCGTTTGTGGGTTGGGCGGTAACATATTCTGCCACCCCGCGGCCGACCAGCCGTTCCTCATCCTCTGCCGACAGAGAAAACGGCTTATCCCGTGATGTTTTGTAAACGGTTAACCTGACAAATTTCCCGCCATGACCGGCAGCCGTCATACACACGCCGACCGTCCCAGATATGATTCTGATCATAAAAAAACTCTCCTTTTACGAATTGGTTTGTATAATTGTGTTAAAACGCACCAAAAACGCCGCCGCGTATAAGCGGCGTTTTTATGATGTGTTGGTTCTCAACTAAAAACATTCTTAGCCACCATCCACGGATTCGCCCGTTTCGGCGCCATCAACGGCTTGGATGTCAGGATAACCTCTTTGGTGCCGTGCCGCCGGTCGGCAAAGAACATCGGCACCCTCGCGGCGGCATGGGTATAGAACTGCTCGTCCGCCTCCATCTGGGTGACGCCGCCGTAGATGCAGTGCCCGCACCCCGGCGCGGTGACGATAACGGTTCCGGCCGGCAGATAGGTGACGATATTGTCGTACTCATCCTCATAGGTTTCCTCGCTCACAATGATGTTGAGCAGAATCCCGCCGAAGTTGATCGACCCGAGGAAGGTGGTGCCGTTCGGCAGCTCGTTCGGCGCAATCCGCCCGATCTCAACCCGGTTGTTGTCTAACAGTTTCAACAGCCATTCGTCCCGCATGATGAAGGATTCCACATCCGGCGCAATGATCAGGTCTGCCGCCGGCAGCCCGCGCTGCGACAAACTCTTGGCCATCGCCCTGACATCGTCCCGCCAGCGGGGATCGCCGTCATACCACGGATATGACGGGGTATACAGCGCCGGATTGTCGGTGCCGGAAAAGAACTGCGCGTTGATCTCCTCGAACGTGACGTCCTCCCGGTCGGTGATATGCCGCATGACACAGCCGTTATTGATCATCGTCTTTGCCGCCATCCATTCCTCCCGGCGGGTGATCCGGTCGGACAGCACCCGCATATCCTCCAGAAGCAGCATGGATTCCCGGTCGGCCGGCGTCATCTGACTGTTCAGCGCCTCGCCGAATCCACGGGTTTTCAGGTTGTCTACGGTCAGGGTGCGGCGCAGCGAGATATTGGGCGGCTCCAGCTCAAAGGTCTGGAAAGCGTCCCGCAGTATGCTGACCCCGCCGATCCGCGGCATGACAAAGGGCGCCAGCCGCTTATTGCCCTCATAGAAGTCGACTAACACCCGGGCGGATCCGAAGATATCCAGATTGGTGTTGGTCGGGAAATACCTGTCCCGGAAAAATCTGCGCATCAGCGGCATCTCCCGGACCGCCGCCAGCATGAAATAGGTATCGTAAATGTTCATGTAAATTCTCCTTCCTGTTTAAATCAAAGCATCCGAGAGCAAAATTCCGCCGCTGCGCAGGGATTCCTCGTCCTCCCGCGTCAGGGCATATCCCTCCGCCACGATCAGCGCCTGCCGGTTGAAATGCCCGGTGCGGTAGGCGATCCCCGGAACCTCCGCCCCCATACCGGCATCCGTATCCACTTGATCGGCAAGGATATAGCTGGCGGTGGCGTCATACACCTGAATGGCGCCCAAACCGTCCTCATATGATCCCCCCATCGGAACCATTTGGCCATTTGGATACATGTCAAGAACAATGCCGAGAACCGTTCCGCGTTCAAGCACACCCTGATTCCCGATAAGACTTACGCCGGTCGTCAGCGCGGGCGGGCTGCTGCTGTTGATCAGGTTATCTACCGGGGATTCCCCGACCGGTCTCACAAGATCGTTATTCATCTTTATGATCTCCTTTCATCGTTTTCATGTACATCGCCGCGGCGTTCTTTCCGGCCGCTTCGACGTTCTCCTGTCCGCCTCCCGCTGTGTCCTCCGGACCCGGCGCGGCGGCTACGGACGGTGCCCCGGACGCGGCGGTATCGGCGGAAGCGGCAGCCATAAATTGTGCGCCCTGTTTCATCGCCTTCTGCGCGGCGCGGTAGGCCATCTCCTGCGCGGTGCATGGATTGTCTCCGTACTTCGCGTCGTTTACCGTCGCACTGTCAAAGAGCGCCGACATATCGTCAATTGCTTTCAGGCGCTCACGCTCCGCTATCATTGCCGCGTCTGCCGCGCCGATCTCCGCCGCTTCCTGCGCCGTGGCAGCCGCGGCAACAGCGGCAGCCTTTGCTTCGGATTCGATCTGGGCTGTCAGGTCTGGATATTCCGCCCGCAGCTCGCCAATGGTATTTGCCATAGGTTTTCCTCCTTCTGTATTGCCGGCGGCTGCCGGCGTTTTTGTATGTATTCCATCCGCCGCGGCCGGAA